TAAAATCTTTAAAAGAAGTGCAGTAGGCGCCACAAGCATTACAAGTTCTGTAGTAGCAGCACAAGCATCAAGCGGTGCATTTAGTTTCCAAATTGCAGAAAGTGATGTTGGAAGTGCAACTTTAAAAACAGCTATTACTGTTGCAGGATCAGTAACTGGTGCAAGCACAGACGCAGACGTTATTGCTGGTGCTATTAACGGTGCTGGATTTGAGCATATAGAAGCTGTTGTAGATACTAATAACAAATTAACTATCAAACACAACACAGGCGGTGATTTCCGTATTGTAGACACAACAGGCCATCTAGCAGAAATTGGATTTGCAGCATACAATATGAGTTCAGGTGCAGGAACAGCTAATTTATACGCTGCTCCAGCAGGCGATACAGTACATGACTTTGTTGCTAGTAACTGGATTCCATTAACTTATACTGCTTCAAATGATGCTCCTGCTGCACTTGCTGCAAACGGCGCATTATGGTACAGCTCTGTTGTTGACGAAGTAGACATAATGATCCACAACGGAACAACTTGGGTAGGTTATCAAGATACTTCTAGCCCATATTATACACTAGTAGAAGGTGACAAAACAGACCCAGCAGGTCCAATAGTATCTGCAAGCGAGCCAACTGAACAGTCAGACGGCACAGGGTTAGCAACTGGTGATCTTTGGATATCTACTTCAGATTTAGAAAATTATCCACAGGTGTATAGATACAATAAAAACTTTACACGCTGGGAGTTACTAGATAGTTCAGATCAAACTACAGAAGACGGTATACTATTTGCTGATGCTAGATGGAACGGTGACGGCACTGAAGCAGAAGAAGGTGATATCGTAGACTTACTTACAGATAACTTCTTAGATCCAGACGCTCCTGATCCAGCACTATATCCTAAAGGTATGTTGTTATGGAACTTGAGACGTTCTGGTTTTAACGTTAAGAAGTTTGTGCGCAACTACATTGATTTGACTGCAGATAACAAAAGATTTAACGACGAATCAATGAGCAGCTATTATCCACACAGATGGGTAACTGAATCTGCTAACCAAAATGATGGTTCAGGTTCATTTGGTAGAAAGGCTCAGCGTAAAGTAGTTATTCAAGGCTTACAAGCAATGGTTAACAGCAACCAAGACATTAGAGATGACGAATCACGCATCTTTAACTTAATGGCTTGCCCAGGTTATCCAGAGCTTATTGGCGAAATGGTAACACTAAACTATGACAGAAACCTAAGTGCTTTTGTTGTTGGTGACTCACCATTTAGACTTACATCTGATGCAACTACATTAAACAACTGGGGTAACAACGTAGCAGTTGCAGTAGAAGATAACGATGACGGTCTTGCAACATCAGACGAATACTTAGGTATCTTCTATCCAGCAGGCTTCTCAAGTGATAACTTTGGCAACAATATTGTTGTTCCAGCATCACACATGATATTGCGTACTATTGCATTAAGTGATCAGGTTTCTTATCCATGGTTTGCACCAGCAGGTACAAGACGTGGTGGTATTACTAATGCATCAGCAGTTGGATATGTAGACGACGAAGGCGAGTTTAAGTCAGTTGCACTAAATGAAGGACAACGTGATACACTATATGGCGTTAATGTTAACCCAATCACATTCTTAACAGGAGCAGGACTTGTTAACTTTGGTCAGAAGACTAGAGCTAGAGGTGCTAGTGCTGTTGACAGAATTAACGTAGCACGTTTGGTGATTTACTTACGCAGTCAGCTTAAGAAACTTGCAAAACCATATATCTTTGAACCAAATGATAAGATCACACGTGATCAAATCAAACAAGCAGCAGAAAGTTTATGTCTTGAGCTTGTAGGTCAAAGGGCACTTTACGACTTCCTAGTTGTGTGTGATGAATCAAACAACACACCTGCAAGAATAGATCGTAATGAACTATACTTAGATATCGCTATAGAACCAGTTAAGGCTGTAGAATTTATTTACATTCCACTTAGACTTAAGAATACTGGTGAAATTGCAGGTCTATAATATGATAAATAATACTATAATTAGGAGTTAATAGAATGTCAATTTCAACACTATCAAAAATATCGGTTCCATTAGCAGACGGACAGCCTCAAAACCAAAGTTTGCTAATGCCAAAACTCCAGTATCGCTTTAGAGTGTCACTGGAAGGTTTTGGAGTTAGTGCTGGTGAAGTAACAGAGCTTACAAAGCAAGTGGTTGATGTGACTCGTCCGGTTGTTAACTTCGAAGAGATTGAAGTACACGCTTACAACTCAAGAGCATACCTAGCAGGCAAACACGCTTGGGAGCCCATTACATTGAACTTACGTGAAGATGTAACAGGTGGTGTGCAGAAACTTGTTGGTGAGCAAATGCAGAAGCAGTTTGATTTCTTTGAACAATCAAGTGCTGCATCAGGTATTGATTATAAATTCACAACAAGAATTGAGATACTAGATGGCGGTAATGGTGAAGCAGCAGGCGGTGTACAAACACTTGAAACATTTGAATTGTATGGTTGCTTTATTCAAAACGCTAACTACAATACTTTAGCATATGCAACAAACGAACCAGTTACAATTACTTTAGCAATACGCTATGATAATGCTGTACAGTTTGGAGCAGATAACAAGCAGATTGGTATTGGTACAGACGTAGGTAGAACCATTGGTACACTTATTACTGGTGGCGGTAACCCAGGTTAATAGCATAACCACAAACTAAACAAAAAAGGAGCCTCGTGCTCCTTTTTTATTTTATACCCACTTAATTCCTTAAGATAAATATTAGTATGGCAAACTTATTCGAACAATATTTTAATAATGTAGCACAAGGTATACTAAACCCTAAAGGCAACATGGGGGACTTTGCTCACGCTGCTAAGTTATATAATGATAGTGCATTTAGATTATCACCTAAAACAAAATTTCTTTATCATTGTGTATTCGAATTAAGCCAAGACGGTTTAAGTACAATGAACACGTTTGCTGCAAATGCAACTTTGCAAAATGAGTTTAATCTTTTAGTAAAAACCGCAGATTTGCCCAAAATGAATTATAATGTAACAACCAAAAATCAATACAACAGAAAGAAAAACGTACAAACATCAATAGAATATGATCCTGTTAATATTGCTTTTCACGATGACAGTTTAGGTATAACAACTGCTCTACTAGAAGGTTACTATAGATATTACTACAAAGATGGTAATCACAATATTGACGGCGGGCTAGTTTTTGATCCCCGCAATTTATACAAAAATGATACTGCGCATACTTTTAGATACGGTTTTGATAATGACAGTCGCGGTCCGTTTTTTGACAAGATTACAATTTATCAATTAAGTAGACATCAGTATACAGGTTTTACTCTAGTCAACCCTATAATTACAAGCATACAGCACGATTCTATGGATCAAGCAGATGCAACAGGAATAGCTCAAAACACTATTTCAGTTGCGTACGAAGGTGTAATTTACACTAGAGGCGGAACAGGCGTTGGTGAACCAAAAGGATTTGCTACAGACCATTATGATAATTCTCCAAGTCCATTAGGAGTTATTGGAGGCGGCGTTGATAATATATTTGGCCGAGGCGGCATATTGGATGGATTAGGAGATATATTTGGCGACATTGCTGGAGGAACTTTTGGTTTAGATACAGTTATAACAGCAATTAATACCTATCAAAATGCAAAAAATATAAATTCTGATAGCATTAGGCAAGAAGGTATAAACATTGCTGCTGGAGCATTAGGTGGTTTAGCAACAACAGCAGTAACATCAGTTTTATCAAATAGCAGCTCTGGATTGTTAGACGCTGTATTTCCTAAAAGCACAGGAACAGGCGGATCTGCTGCTACTGGAACACAAAGCGGCTCTAGTGCAACAGCAGGAGGTTCTGTAGATACAAGCAGTGCTATATATCAAGAAAAAGTTACCAATGGAAATACATTTGGTGATACACAAGTTGGCACTCTAATTACAGGCGGAGGAGGAGGATAATGAGCAATCTACCTAAACAATCGAGCACAGATAGTGCAGATAAAGTAAAAACTTTTTTTGATAGATATTTTACAAAAGAATTAAGTTTTGCAGCAAATGATGTAGATTCGGTAGTAGGATTTTTTACAAAAAGAGGTTTTGATACTGTGTCTGCAACTTCTACAGCAGTAGTGCTTTTACAGCAGGCTAAACTTGATAACGTCAAAATTTTTAAATTAGTGGAAACGTTGCGTGGCCTAAATGACGTTCAATTATCAGCTCTAGTTGCTGAAGTTTTAAATTATAACCGAGATAAAACTAGTACATTAGGTTATAGAATAACACCAAAAACAGACACCACTGAAGCAAGAAACATAGTGGTATAATATGTCTAAGTTTGCACAAGGCAAATACAACCTCAAAAATCCAGACAAATATGTAGGTACAAAAACTCCTACATACAGATCTAGTTGGGAATTTGCGTTTATGCGCTTCTGTGATGAACATAAATCTATTATACACTGGGCATCAGAGCCTATTAAAATTCCGTATCGAAATCCGTTAACTGGTAGACAAACTATCTATGTTCCAGATTTTTTTATAGCATATGCAGATGCCAAGGGTAAACAAAGAGTTGAAGTAATAGAAGTAAAACCAGAAAACCAAACATTAAAAGAAAAACTTGGACGCAGTAAATATAATCAAGCGAGTTGGATTAAAAATCAAGCCAAATGGGAAGCTGCTGCTAAATGGTGTAAATCAAAAGGAATATTTTTTCGTGTTGTAAACGAAGGTGATATTTTCCATCAAGGACGTAGAAGATAAATAATAGTAGCAGTTAATGGTGACCCTATGACTAAAAAATTAGAAGAATTACTCAATTTACCAGACAACAAAGAGCTTGTTAAACAAACTGAGCAAGAAATTAAAAATAAAGAAAAAGCAGAACAAGCAGTAGTTGAACAACAAGATACAGTAAGAGATCTAGCGGAACTAGACAAAATTGCCAGCGCATTGCCTGCTGTAAAAGGATTAGGTGAAAAAGCAGATGCTGAACTAGAAGATATTGCTCAGCGAGCTTTAGAAGCATACGAAGATCTTATGGATTTAGGCATGAATGTTGAAAGTCGTTACAGTGGTAGAGTATTTGAAGTTGCAGGCGGTATGCTTAAAACTAGTTTAGAGGCAAAGACCGCTAAACTGGATAAAAAATTAAAAATGATCGAGTTGCAACTTAAAAAAGAAAAAATGGATAGAGATTTTTCACCCGAAGATGGCGGGTTAGTTAACGGCGAAGGATATGTCGTCACAGATAGGAATAGCCTAATAGAACGCTTAAAAGGCTTAGATAAAGATAAATAACTGTATATGGGAAAATATCTATGAAACGTTTTGGTGATTTTTTAACAGAAGCAAAAAAAGAATATCATTTTAAAATTGGTATTGCAGGTGAACTGCCTGAAAACTTCGAAGACAATTTAGAGTCATGTCTGCAAAAATATTCAGTATCGAATATGTCAGCAGCAAAGAAGACTCCAATACAAGAACGTCCATTAGATTTCCCCCACTTACAAAACACAGAAGTTCATTACTTTGAAGTAGCTCTTAATTATCCAACTATCGATAGCGTTTTGCATGAATACATTGCACAATGTTGTAACTGTGCAACAGACCATGTACGAGTAGTTAATCCTCATGCACAAGAAATAGCAGACGGAACAGATATCAAAAAGAATACTCCATACGAACCGTTGTTAGACGATGTTGAAATGCAAGATCCTGTAGCTTCACAGGCTGCACAACAAAATGTTGGCAACAATAAAGTAATGGACCTATTAGCAGAATTAGAAAAAGCTCGTAAAGAAAGAGAAAACGATCCTATGGAAGGTGCGCCAAAAGGTGATTCTCAAGATATTACAAATGAAGAAAACGCAACCAGTCCAATAGGGAGCAAGTAATGGATATTAAAAAAATATTAGAGTCAATAGACAATGTAGAAGAAGGAATGCCAATGGCTCCTCCTACTCCTCCTATGCCACAAGATGATGGTGACCCAGTAAGTATGAATGTTAACCTAAGTGCTAGAGGCAAAGAACACGTTGCTGATTTAATGGCCATGATGAAAAATGCTGGAATAGGCGATCAGCCTGAGCCTAGTATGCCAATGCCTGCACCTAGACTTGACATGGAAAGATTAAAAGATATAATTGACGGTCCAAAAGACAAAGACGAATTAAAACCAGGACTACAAAAAGAACCGTGTCCAAAATGCGGAAAAGTGCATCTAGGACAAAGCGGATGTGCCGAAGAACTAGACAATACTGATGAACCTGTTGCAGAATATGACAACGAGCCAGAAGAGCAATATTCAGACCACAACACAATGGTTAATGATCTATCAGGTGGCCTAAACAGAAAGAA